ATTGGCAAGGTTCTTTTTATTTGTTCCGAAGGTTCTACGATCCGAGCCAAAACTCACCTTTATAATATGAAAGAACCGCGCCGCTCTCTGGATATCCGTAAGCCCTTGACTGTCAAGCTGGCTCTTGCTACCAAAGAACTGTTCCCGCGATATAGTCAACCATTCCAGCTCTCTCTGCAGTTCTCCGCAATGATACTTGATGCACCTATACAGGTTAATCAAGTTGCTATCACGGTCGTTGAACACCTCCAGTTCTTTTCCCTGCTCCTTTTCAAAAAGAACCCAGCCAGCTCCGCCAAAAACCTCTACATACCGTGTAAATCCTTCTTCTGGAAACCTTTTTACGATCTCTTTTCTCAGTAATTTCTTTCCACCGATCCATGCAATAAAACTATTCATTATGTCCTCCTTGTTGTGGTCAAGCTTTTTTGTAACACTTGTGGCTAAAAAAATAGTGCTTATCAATTTATGCTGCCGTCCTTGCTTCATATGGGGTTCGATAACCATTATAACTGTGTGGACGAACATGATTATAATCAACGTATGCAAATTCTTCTACCTTTTGATAGAGTGTTTCCTCTGTTGTAAACTCATACAAATTTGTGCATTCATTCTTCAAGGTATTGAAATAACGCTCCATCGGTGCATTGTCGTACGGATATCCTGCTTTGCTCATGCTCTGTGTCACATTTACCGATTCGCAGAATTCGGTAAATGCTTTGGACGTATACTGTGAGCCCTGGTCAGAATGTAAGATAAGACCATCTTTGATTGTTGGCTGCGATTCCAGCGCTTTTCGGAGCGTCCGGATCGCAAGATCACTGGTAATGTTACGATCTGTTATGCTGGCAATCACACTCCGGTCATGCAAATCTATAATAGTGCAGTTATAGCGTACTTCATGATTTGCAAGGAACAGATAAGTGAAATCCGTGCACCATTTTCGATTGATTTCATCTGCTGTGAAATTTTGCTTCAGCTTATTATCGAATACTTTATGCGGGTTTCCATGCTCATATCCTGGTTTTTTTGGACGGACAACCGAACGGAGACCAAGCTCTGTGTTCATATATTTATGAACGGTGGTATTACTGTAAGAATAACCTTTACGCTTCAGATAGACTTTCATACTCCGATAGCCGTCAACTCCATTGTGCGAATGATATATTTCCTGAATCTGTGCTTGGACTTCGGCTTTAAGGGTATAATAATCCGCCTTCCGGTGTTTCCGGTAGTTGTAATAAGCATTTGGGCATATACCCAGCCGTCCAAGCAGCCAGCGAATGCCAAATTCATTATGATATTGTTCGATGAATCGATAAGCCTCTAATCGATTTCCTTTGCAAAGAATGCCGCCGCTTTTTTTAAGAAAAGATTCTCCTTACGAAGTTCTTCGTTTTCTCTTTTGAGTCTGAGCATCTCCTTCATGTTGTCATAATCTTCTTTGGCTTCCGGGCTTGACTGGCATTCTTTACTAAACTCGCTACACCACTTAGAAATGCTGGCTTTCGATACCCCATACTCAGCGGTGATGCTTTTGTAGGTACGACCTTCCTCTTCATGAAGACGTACTATTTTTTTCTTAAATTCGGGTGTGTAACTTTGTGGCATGATAATTACCTCTTTTCTCTATTGGATTTATTATATCTTATTAGCCACTACTGTTACAACGTTAGTATAGCACTTCACCTGATTTCAATTTTAAGGGGCATGAAATCAGGATTCTCCAGGAGTTCGCACTCCCAGAGCCTTCATTTATTTAACGTTTTAAATACGCACTGCTACAGAAGCCCGTGTAAGCTACTCCCTTCACAGTAGTCTTTACATAATACCAAGGCTTTCCTTTATACGGACTATAATATCCATAACAGGAGACCGCTGTCCCCTTCGGGATCGTAACCAGAATATCTTTTGTTGTACCGGCTCCCGCTCTCAAATTCAGATCTGCCGTGGTTTTATAGGTTCCGCTGATAGATACATCCTTTTTCTGAGCTGCTTCAACTTTTTTATTCTGGCTGCTCTTGGAACCATTGTCCAGAACAACCACAGTGTGTCCTTTCGTCTTTGTGACCAGGATATCCCCTCGTAACAAATAGTCCGCAGCTTTGCAATACTTATTTTCTTCCAGGATATAAAACTGGCCAGTCTGTTTCAGTTCGTCCACCTCATTCGCTGTGCTAAAACCATTCACATGAATACCTGCATAAAGCACACAGCAACGTACCAATTCAGAGCAGTCTGTCTCCACGGCTGTATTCACCTTGGAAAGATCGTAAGTATATGGCTTCGCTGCCGCCGTTGCCGTTCCTCTGTGTCCCTGGCAATAACCGATATTGTTATTCTGGCAGGCAGCTTCCATGTTTTTAGCGATTGCCTCCCGGACTGCAGGTGACTTTGCTCTAATAACGATCCAGCCCTTTGAATGCAGATACCAGGGCTGCGTTGACACCTCTCTGCCAGTCTGATCACCCGCCTTGCCACCGTTTACTCCACCATTTTCATTGCTTCTTGCGCTTCCAACTCTTACTCCCATGTCAACTACACCTCCACATCATCCGTTGCTTCAATCACAATTCCCGCATTTTCCTGAAGCTTCATCTGTTTTACCGCAGCTTCAATCAGAATTTCAATCTGTGCGTCCGAAAGTGCGATGTTCTTCTCCTGAAGAATCTCTTTTAAAAACTGCGTAACGATGGCTTTTTTCTCTTTTCCACCAGTGGCTTTCATGGTCTGCTGGGCCATTAAAACCGCTTTATACGCCCACTGGGCTACCAGGTTCAGCTTCTCAGAATCAGCCTTACTTTTTACCCAAGGAAGCACATATCTGGTTAATACCAGCACCGCCACCATCACCAAAATTTTTAAACCTTCAAAGCAAATATCACTCATTCTCTCTTTCCTCCATTCTTTCTTTTTTGTCTGTCTCCCTATCCTCCAGTTCATATTGTCTGGAAAGATGTCTATCTTTCGTTGTCTTGATCCAGCCCATTACTCCACATTCTCCGCCGCATACGCTA